CCTTCAGGCTCTCTTTGGATTGAGTGCTTCTGAAGATGAAGATGATGATGGCAACCTGGCAAGTAATGATATTTCTGATGAGGATAATAAGTTTGAAAAAGAGAATCCTGTGAAAGAAAAAATCACTTCAAAAAATGCATACAGGATTGCAAAAGTTGCACTTCAAAATATTGGTAGTCTGGATAATCTTAAAGAATACTGGGAATCAGAATCTGAGACATTTACAAAAGATAAAAAAGTGGTGGAACTTTTCAGGGCAAGAAAGTCTGAACTGAAGATGCAGGAATAACCCTGTATATACTCTATATACATATAGTATATATATAGTATATATACATTCATTAATTATAGTAGGTGGAATATGAAACAAAAAAATAAACGCAAACCCAGTCTGGTGCCTCCTTCAGTGGAGGAAATACTGAGCCAGGTTACAGTGCCTCAAGAGTTGGCACACCTTCCATGCTTTCAGGAGACCTGGGCCGAATGGGTTGCATACAAACAGGAAGAGGCAATGTGTGATACTTCAGGAACAATGAAACCCTGGAGAACTATCCAGGCAGCCCAGAGAGAGATGTCCCACATTCGCAACAAGCATAATTCAGGCAGAGATGCAGTCCATGTGATTGCAGAGTCAATGAGGAACCAATGGATTGGAATCAGGTTTGACCTGATATCAGACAGACATAACCAGACAATGCCCAAGTCGAAGGACCAGGTATCTGCTTTGGATCTTGAATGGTCCAAGTTAAATAATCCCAACCAGTTGAATTAGGAGACAATATGCCATGGAGGCTCAGACCATATTACGATGATGAGATTGAACTGATAGACAGTTTGATCAAGGAAGGTGAGTTGAAGTTTGGAAGGAGTCACTCAAGAGGTCATCTTGTTCAGGACTATGTCCAGAATGAAATGATTAAAAGAGGTCTCAGGATTAAGTTCCATCCAAGAAAAAACTCCAGACTTCCTGCTGCAAAAAAAGTTGAATGTAATGGAGAGAAAATTAATGGAATAAAAATAAAGTTTGATAAAAAACTGTGAGTATTGTGGGGAAAAATATATCCCCAATAAGATGGCAAGGACCACTCAAAAGTACTGCAACAAAACCTGTAAGGAGAGGATGACATGGTACAGGCAAAAAAAGAGTGGACACATCAGAACCAAAAAAGGTGGATATGCAAGAGCAGTTTACATTCAACTCTGGATGGATGCAAGACAGTCGGATGTTACTGCCCCATGTCATTATTGCAGGAAAAGACTGAACCCGGATAATTTTATTCTGGATCATAAAGTTCCCATATCGTCATTGTCAAACAAAAGAGAGGAGGTCCAAAATCCACTTAATTTAGTGGTGTGTTGTTGCAGTTGCAACATTGAAAAAGGCAATAAATATTCATATGAAGAGTTCAAAAAAATGAAGGAGGAGGCTCATGGAGGAGACTAAATATGCAGTATTGCTCAGATCATTAAAGGCATGTGAAAAAAACTACCACTCACATGTGAGAGAGTTTGGAAAACTGGATAAAACAGATATAGCATTCTGGTCAGAACAACTCTCAGACTTATCTGCAGAAAGGATCGAAAGATCATTTGCAGATCATATCAAAACAAATTCTTTCTTTCCTACAATCAAAGACATCAGGGAAGGTACTCCAGAGAATCCCCGGAGGAAACCCTGTGAAGATCCCCATTATCATAAAAGGTTGGAACTGGAAAGAAATCTTCTTCCTGAACCTGAACACAAGAAGGTGCCTATGCCTGACAAAATGAAAGATATTTTCCATAGACTTCAGAAGGATGTGAAGGAGAGAAATGCTCACCCTTGATCTCCCATTCCCGGTATCTGCAAATCAATACTGGATGATTGCCGGAAGAAAACTTATTAAGACAAAAATTGCCAGGTCATATATCCGGGAAGTAACACTCTATTGGTTAAATGAAAAGGCAAAGGGTGCCCAGGCTTTTGGAGAGGATGAGACCCTGGCAATTGCAGTTGCACTTCATTATCCTGTGAGGAGAGGCCCAGACTGTGATGTCGATAATTGCCTGAAGGTGCTTGTAGATTCATTGGAAACTGCAGGTGTCTTCCAGAACGATAATCAGATCAGACATATTCAGATCACAAGAGAAGAAGCAAAAGACAAAACAATAGGAGGAGTAAGAGTGAGCATCAGAAGTTGTCCACATGAGATGTGTCTGCATGATGGAACATTTATAGTTAAAGAAATTCATGGATGAGGAGGAAATATGACAATAGGAGTGTTCCTGGGAATATACTTCTTTGGGGTGATTTCAGGAATGGCAATAGTCGTAATTGCTATCCTGGGATATCTTAATCCTGGAGGATCAATTGAGGTAAGGTGTGAGGAGGATAGATGAGTGGAACACCTATAAGAAGACAAAGAAGAGCAAGAGAGGCCAGGATGTTTGATGACCCAACCTTCTGGGATAAGGTGTTTGATGGATATGCCGAATTTGGATCACTACCTAAATTGGCAAAAGAGATTGAGGTGCCCTATAAGAAACTGTACCACAAGATCACCACAACTCCAGAGTTGAAAGAAAGATATGCTGAAGCAAGAGAGGCATATGCTGAATTAACAGTTGATGAGATCAGGGGAATTGAAGATAAATTAGAGGTTGGTCACCTGGACCCTTCAACGGCAAAAACACTTATTAATTCCAAGCAGTGGATCATCCAGAAGTATTCACCAATTGCATATGGAGAAAGACAGACCATAGATATGCAGGTGACAGATAGTACCCAATTACACCTGGAGGCTCTCAGAAAACAGATGAAAGACATAACACCAAAACCTAAAGAGATTGAGGAAAGTGATTAGACTCCAGTTGACTCTCCATCACCTCGATACCCTGGATGATGTACTGGATGTAATGTCTGAACTGCCAGTGCATTATACAAGAGGTGTGGATATGTTGACTGTTAAGTCTCTCCAGGAACTTGTTTATAATAAGAAACTTGATACTGATAAAGCATATGAAGAACAAAGTGCACCCATTTAAGATACTGAATCCAAGTAGAGGGAGTCTCAAGATTGATAAGAATAAGTTGAGAGAAGAAGTGGTGACTGGTACTGAACAGTTCCTTGAAGAAGGTGGAAGAATAGTTAAACTTCCTGCTTCTCCTTCTCCAAAGATTCCTACTGTTGGAATGAAGGGTTCACTCTGGGAAGATGGAGCAGGATACGGAAGTCTGTATAATGAATGTGGAGATGACCTCCTGTTGGATAACCTCGATGAGGTGGACCTGATGTTTGGGCATCTATAAACTATAGATATATACATAGTGTATATATATAGTATAGATCCTGAAGTGTATACCAGGAATATATAGGAAGAGAAGTAATGTATACAGGGGGAGTATTAGAGTATAAAGTGTATAAACAAGATTCTATAGAGGTACTCGCATGTGCCCATGTGACCCAGATTGGACCCTAAATCAGAGAATGTCTAATGATATCAGTAGTTAACAAGGGAATGTTCACTAATACCATTACTGAACATAGGGGGGATCTGGGATGGGTGTGTTTGTAACCCACTGATTTTATTGACATAAGGGGGATTCGGCCCCCCTTCGATGTATATGGGGGGTGTACTTTGACATACCCCAGAGACACCGAATTATTTTTCCCAAAAAAATTTTTAAAATAAGGATTCACATGCCAGTCAAGCAATACAATCCAAGGATTGGAGACAAGATACAGTTTGAGTTAGAGGATGAATTATTTGAAAAGGGCACCAGGGTAGTCAGGGCACAAATCATCAGGAAGTATCCCCAACCGATTGGGAAGCACTGCACCATTTTAGCATTTGACTGCATTGATCTTGATGATTCTTCATTGAACTACACAATCCCTTCTGATGAAAGGTTCATTCAGATCAACGATTGATGACATCAAGGACCAGGTCAGGGAGTCTGGTGGTTCTCTTACGAAGTTACCAACTTCTGAGAGGGCACAATTACTTTTTGAGTGGTTGAAGAGGAAGTTACCTCCACATTTGGATGTTTGGATAATTGATGCACCAGGAAGGAGCAACGAGGTAAATGTCTACACAATTACAAGCAGAAAATCCCCAGGTACAATTGACTCTTCCAGAGATAGAGATTGGAGCAGAGGTAGGTCTAAAAAGGCAACTAAGATGCCTACAAGGGTCAAGAAATGGGTCAAGGACAACTTCTGAATATGCTCAGAGGTATGGTTCACCAGGTGTTGGTGGTTTATGGGGGAATCATATTGAGGGGGCACTGGGTGAATTTGCAGTTGCAAAATTTCTTGGATTATATCCCAGTGGGATTGAGGGTTATAATACGACTGATGTTGGGGATCATTATGAAGTCAGGACCAGGCCTGAAAAATTTCATGAATTATTTATAAAGAAGAGGGATAAGCCTGACAAGTATTATATTTTACTGCAGGGTTCACATGGAGAGTACATCATCAGGGGTTGGATATCTGCATATGAGGTATTTGGACATGATGAGTGGTTCCATAATAATAGTGGAAGAACAAGTTTTAGTTATTGGGTACCTTTCAGTTTTTTGTATCCAATTTCAGAATTGCCAAAAGAAGCACCATGTCAAAACAAGATGGAAACATCTTCTCAGAGTTTATTGAGAAGTACAAAAGTAATCCAGTACAATTCGTCATAGACATTCTGGAACAGGAACCTGATTCCTGGCAGAAAGAATTGATGGAGGAGTCTTTGAAGACCAGGTTGTTGGCTGTCAAGAGTGGTCATGGAATTGGTAAGTCAACATGTTGTGCCTGGTTGATGTTGCATCATATGTTGTGTTACTACCCCCAGAAGACTGTCTGCACTGCACCAACTGCAAGTCAGTTGTATGATGCCTTATTTGCAGAATTGAAGTCTCAGTTGTTGCTTTTGCCACCTGCTTTGAAGGGTTTGTTTGAGGTTTTTTCTGAGAGGATTGTTTTGAAGAGTGATCCTTCAGGGTCATTTATAAGTGCAAGAACAGCAAGAAAAGAACAACCTGAAGCATTGCAGGGTATTCATTCATCTGGAAAAGTTTTATTAATTGTAGATGAGGCTTCATCTGTTGATTCAGCTATTTTTGAAGCTGCCGGGGGCAGCCTTAGTGGTAATGCAACTCTCATAATGGTGGGAAATCCAACAAAATCAGAGGGTTACTTCTATGATGCATTCACAAAACTGAAGCATAGGTGGTGGTTAAGAACAGTTTCCTGTGAGGATTCCCCAAGAGTCACCCAGGATTACATTGATGAAATGTCTGAGAGATATGGATCTGACTCTGCAACATATTCCATAAGGGTAAGAGGAGAATTCAGTGACAGTTCTGCAGATACGATCATTTCAAATGGCCTGGTTGAAGGTGCAGTCACCAGGGATGTGGACCCTACAGAAGGTCCAATTGTATGGGGATTGGATGTTGCAAGGTTTGGTGCAGACAAATCGGCACTTTGCAAGAGACAGGGCAATACAATTATGGAACCAATCAAGAGTTGGGCAAAGATTGATACAATGAATTTGATGGGCCAACTTAATGCAGAATATCAAAAAGCAAAACAGGATGGACTTTCTCCCCAGGAGATAATGGTGGATGTAATTGGCTCCGGGGCAGCAATCGTTGATCGAGGTCTTGAATTGGATTTGCCTGTTATTGG